GTTATAGTCACTGTTATAGTATCAGCATTACCAGAATCTTCAGATACGATGATAGATTTTACAACAGCAGTTGTAGCCGAGGGCACTGTATATAATGTAGTAGCACTTGTGCTAGTTAAATCCTTCTTTTTGTTTACGAATGTATTAGCCAAGATAACCTCCGTATTTAAAATAATTTATTAATCCACCATCTGCTTTGTGAGGTCCATAACTACCTTTTCCTGGATCAGTAAAACCACCAGGTTTATCTGGTCTTGGTCTACCGCCACCGCCGTGTATACCTCCATCACCACCTGTTTGTTGAGGAGGAGTCCATTTAGGTTTAGGTTTTCGAGCTACACCTGCAGGTCCTAATTTGGGTTGGGTTTCTTTTTTATATTTTTTTGCCATTTTCCAAAATAAATCTGTTAATTGATCTACAGTAAATCTTCCTCGACCAGGACGATCACTTTGTAAAAATTTATATAGTAATGGATTTTGATAAACATCATTTAAACCAAGACCCAGATGAGTGTCTTTTCCGCTATATACTAAATCTAAATAACGATTGAATTCTTCTTCAAGATGTTTTTTCCCCACTCCTCCTAAATCAGAAGTATTTAACATGTCTAAAATTTTATCGAAACGAGGATTGTTAGATGAAAAAAGTTGATGTCTTCCTTCATGAGCAATAGTGTCGGCAAGTTGTTTATTAAATTTTCCTTCTTGCGTAGCACCAGGCGTCCATTTAGGTTGAAATTTTTCTACATCTTTAACGTATATATAAGGATCTGCTCCCCACTTTTTTGGAAGTCCAGAAGGAGGGCCTAAGGGGATATTCCAAGGACTGTCGGGGTTTTCTACAAACCCATGATAACCTTCTGTTTCCAAAGGTACTGTGCCTTTTTCAGGAGTTGGATAAGCACGGAAGGGTCTTACCATATCAATATTTAACAAACCCCCTGTAACAATTGGATTTCCTTGACTTTCCAATAGTTGCATTATTCCTTTTTTTTGTTCTCCTGTTAAATATGCCATTATGCCATAAAGAAGCTTTCCGCTTCTGCTTCATCTTTTAAATCCTGTTGAAAGGATGTGTTTAATTTTTGCACGATACTATCAACATCTCTAACAAATGATTGTTGTATTTGTTGATCGTATTTTTCTAAAGGTTGCGTTAATGATTGTACAATTCTAGCCAAGGTATCCTCCGTTTTTAAAAAGGTTTACTATTCCGCCATTTGATAAAGTTACCAAAGGAGACCAATTTTGATGTGCCTTATATTCTTGAGCAATCTGACTATCTGGGTCACTAAATGCTTCAATACCTAAAGCATTTAAATCTCCTTCATGTTTAGCTCTTTTCATAGCATCAGTAAAAGTATAGTCGTCAAAAGGGTTTAAAGACCTAAGACCTTCAAAAATACCTTGATAACCATAACCTAACCCTTTTGCAATAGTAGGGTTAATATTATATCTTGACATAAAATCATAGCCCCCTAATTGATGATAATTTTTAAATTTAGTATCTTGAAGTGCTCGTACATGCATAGATCTAATAAAATTTTTATGATCCATATATTTTTGATATAGATTTTTCTTTTTAGGAATGTGTGTAGGTTTACCAGCTCCTGGTGTCCATGTAGTAGTTTTCTTTTTAGGTGGTGGATTTAATACACTTGGTGGTCCACCTGTTGTTACAGTAGTTTTCTTTTTAGTGGGCGGATTTAATACACTTGGTGGTCCACCTGTTGTTACAGTAGTTTTCTTTTTAGTGGGTGGATTTAATACACTTGGTGGTCCACTTGGACCTCTACTTGGTTGATTACTTGGTTGATGTGTAGGAGCGGATTGACGACTTTTACTTCCTGGAGGTCCATAAGATCTAGAAGGACTTGATCCTTGATAACCACGCTTCCCAAATCTATAACTAATCCTTTTATCTATTGTCATTATCTTCTCCCATCCGCTTGTATATCTAGTCTAAAAGTTCCAAGTTTCCAGTGTTGTTTAATACTAGTGTTGTCTACTTTTAAAGCGATAGCTCGTGCTCTTGCACGTGTGTCTATTTTATCTGTACTTGTTGTAGATGTAAAGGGTCCTAATGAAGAACTAGCTTCTGAATCTGTTGGGTAATTTTTTAAATTTAATGTAACTCTTGCATCACCTGTTTGTGATAAAAAGTCAGGTAATACTCTTCTAATTTTCATCATATATTCGCCATCACCTCTTAAGTCTGCTCCACCACCTTGACCTAAAGATATATCAAAATCTCCTGATTGAATACTTGCTGAAATACCAGTTCTTGCTCCTGCTTTAATTTGATCTTGTCCTGTTTCATGTTCATAGTAGACAGTCACACCATCAGTATTACCAACTGTAGTGTCACTTGTAGCACTTGAATCATATTCAGTACCATGTGGTTTGCCAAATATAGAGGAGTCAAACCAAGATGACCTAGCTAATGAACTTGTAGTCCATACGGGTCGTTCAGGTGTTGAATCCATAAAGTTATAAGTTACTGATCTATTATTAGATGCAGCACCACTACCAGGATAGAACCAAGTTACTTCGCCAAACAAGTTATTTAATCCAGCATAGATATGGTTTTTAGGAACTGTATTAATATCATCATAAACATAGTCCTCAACTAAACATGCTAAAGATTCTAGTTTACCAGTGTATCTAAAGAAACCATTCTCTGACATCCAATAAGCTGATCCATCAACCTCGACGGCTGCATTCTTTCCAATCAATCCACAGTTAGTCCCAACCTGTTGAAATGAAAATACAAAAGGTGCGCCAACGAATCTCATAATAAATAAAGATGTATCAGTCCAAACGTAAATTGCATCCCGACCTCTAATCGCTGCCACGATCCGTGTTCCATCAGCCAGTCTTTGTGTACCAGCGGTATTGGTCGCTGAAGGTGCATAAGAAGTTGTAGCATCAATACTTTCTTGATCAGAAAATCTTATGTACATATCATCTTGAGTTGATGTTGTACCAATGGTTGTTTCTGTTCCAAAAAATACTAAGTGTCTATCAGGTGTTGAAACTAATGTTTGAAGTGCTGCTGTTGGTGCATTGGCAACGATTGTTGCTCTAGTGGATGGTGAACCATCTGAATCCCATTCAAAAGTTGCACCATCAACGATAGTTGCAATCAATTTATTTCCATAATTGTCCAAGGACCAAAGTCCAGGGGCTGTAATAATATCACCTGTTTGCGATGCACCCCATTTAGTATATTCAGAAGCATCAGTTACTGTTGCCCCATCACTGTGTGATGCAGCTGTAGTGTTATCTGATCCTCTAGTTAAACCTGATAAAGTTCCTGTACCAGAAGTATTTGTTGTATAAGCAATTCTTTCATCATTTATTAAAACTGTTCCAGAAGCTGGAAAGGCTGTTGAATCATCAAGAACAATACTAGATGAACCTGAAGTTAATGCACCATCTAAAGTATCAAAAACTTCTCCAGCTACAGTACCGCCCCATAATCCTAGTCCCCAACCAGCAGCTGATGCTTCAGTTGCAGGTCCAATTGAATAAAAGTGTTGAACTCTTATTCCACCAGAAGTACTAGCTCCTGAACCAGATTCTGCTGATCCCATTTCAATAGTAATAGTGGTTGAACTTGGAACGGTAGTGACCATAAAATTGTAATCGTCAAAATCAGAAGCAGCAAAATTAGAATCGGTAATAGTAGTAAAATTATCTAAACGAACAATATCATATTTTGTAATATTGTGATCAGATGCAAACGTGATCGTGACTGTTGCATCACCATTTGTTGTGGTAAACGCATTGGTTAAAGTTGTTGTAGCTTTGATAGGAGTGATATCGTAAAATGCTCCTCCTGAATATACGTATAAAAATCTGTTTGTACCTAATGCTGCATATTTAATTCCTGACGCATTAACAAAATGATGAAGGGCTGTATTTCTTCCTGTAAGAGTAGCATCTCCTAATTGAGCCCAACCGCCTATTTTTTCAGGTGAGCCATAACGAAATCTAACATAATCACCACTTACCCATTGACCTTCGCCACCAGTGGCTGTGACTTGT